CCAGAAGTTTAAGATAATCCATTTTTGTCATTTCAAAGTCTCTCCTTTCAGTATCAGCGTTTGTAATATTTCTTGTAAATCATGTATGTGACTTGAATTAAAACTAAGAATCAAAAATTTATTTCAAATGTAGATTGATAAATTCATTTTCATCACAAATAAAACATATTTCTCTCTTTTTCTTGTAATCCATAACAATTATTATATTTAAAATTCAAATTTTCTTGATTATATCGTATTATTTTCAAAAAGCTATTTAAATTGTGTTCAGCATTTCTTTCAATTTACTAATAAGTAAATTACTTATTAAGCACGATTTGATTAGAAATTTGGGAGAAGTGCTATGAAAAAAATACGATCACCACCTTCCTCATATTTATTTTTAACAAATAAATATGGAGGAAACAAAGGTGAAAGATTATTTATACGACTATAAAAAAAGTAGTTTTAAAACAGTCAATAACTCAGGAAAGAAGAACTATTACATAAAGATTAATCAAGACTATATTGAAATAACTGAAGATGTATATAAAACATGTAAATCAAGTTATGACAAATTAAGATACACATATAAACAAGAAGTCGCTCACTCTGTCTCACATTATGAAGACATGGATATAGCGACTTCTTTTTGTTTACACCAAAATGTAAGCGCTATTAATAAACTGTTATTAACAGGATATAACATCTACAATTTATTCAGAAATAGATCAATTAAATTCTACAGACAGGAAAATTGCAATACTCTTTTTTATCTATGAGTATAACATTAGTGAAATATCACGAATTCTCGATTTACCAAGAAAAACAGTTACATATCGAAAAATAAGATTCAAAAACATTTGCAAAAAGTTGTTAAAGATTTTTGCCACTTTGATGATTAGTTTTCACGTATTTAAGTGAAAGGAAAAATCAAGGAGGTAAAGAAAAATGAAGAAGAAATTAAAAGCGTGGATTTTTTGCAGAGTGGCACCCCACTCTCCCACATCGTTGCTTACCTTTCAAAAAGAACAGTTAGAAGAAATTGCCGAAGCATGCAATATGGAAGTAGTTGGGACAACTCAAGTTATCTCAGATGGAAAATGGCTCAATGGATTTGAAATTAAATCTCTACTTATTCAAATTCGAAGAAAGAAATTTGATATTTTGCTCATCAACAGTCCATATAGAATTTCTATCTATCCAGATGTATATGAGGAGTTTAAAATGATTTGCCGTTTATACAATGTAAAAGTACTTACTTATATGGACTACATTGGAAAATAGTTTGAGGCTATCTTAAATTATGTCATACAATTATCGAAAAGAATATGCAAAATGGAAAAGATGGAAAGATCAAGAAGAAAGAATTCTTAAGCAAATGAAGATGCCTAAAAATAAGATCAACGAATTAAGAGAGTTTAATTGGGCACAGTTCAATGACGAAAGACGTTTTACTAGGAAACAAAACATTACAAACGACCAATATTTTGCGTTGATACCTGTCAATGATAAAAAAGAATTCAAAAATATCAATGATATTTTAGATTCCATAGAAGATGAAGCATTATATGAATATTTAAAAGATGAAGAACCGGTTTTATTAACTATTATATTGTTAAAAATACAAGGTTTTTCAATAAAGGAAATATCAAAATTAATAAATATGCCAATCAGTACAATTTACAGAAAAATAGAAAAAATTAAGAAAAATTTCAAATAAAATGAGAAAATTTCAGTTTTTCAAGGCATTTATAGTGTAAGCATAAAAAATCATGCTTAAAAGAGTACCTTGAAAAATAAATAACATCTTATCAAATACATTCCTAATATTTACCTTTATTCAATACGCCAAGACCATTTTATAGATATTAAATTAAATGAGAGCGATCAACTATTGAATTAAGATGTAAAAGGCAATTACATTAACGAAGGTATTTATTAAATAATGATACATCTGCACGTCAGTTGCATGAGATACCATGCGATGGTGAAATTCCAGTGAGAACTGATGCTAAAGTTCGTTTGATAAGCATTCCCTAGTTTTGGGTATTCAGGGATAAATAAAAACAACGATTCATATTACTTCTCATCCGAATAGACTTAATAGTCTATTCGACATACATAGGAGGATAAAAATAAATGAAAATTAAAAGAGGCGATATATATTTAGCTGATTTAGGAGAAGGATACGGTAGTGAACAAGGTGGAATCCGTCCTGTTTTAGTTGTACAAAACAACAAAGGCAATAAACACTCACATACTTTTCTAGTTGCTTGTATAACTAGCAAGGCTCATTCAAAACACTATCTACCAACACATTACATTATACCTAAAAGTTTTGGTCTCAATTATGATTCAATGGTTATGATGGAACAAATCAAAGTTATTGATGAAACCAGAATTATTAAATATATAGGTAAATTAACACCAAGATTTATGAAAATATTAGATAAGAAACTTATGATTAGTTTTGGTTTGATATTTCCAAAAAATAAAACTTCTAAAAAGAAAGTGCGAAAATGACGTGCTTTCTTTTTTATCAAATGTATAAACTAAGAAATTGTACATTGGTTAATTTGAATTACAAAACCTATACTGTAATAGGATTCCAAAAAAAGAAAAGAGGTAAAGGCTATGAGCTCAGAAAAAAGATTTTTGAATGCAAAAGAGATTGCAGAAATTACTGGTTTATCAAAGGAAGGATCTTACAAAATCATAAGAGAATTGAACGATGAACTATCTCGAAAAGGATTTTTAACTGTACGTGGAAAAGTTATCAATTCATATTTTTATGAAAGATTTTTGGGGAAGGATGATGTAACAAATGCCAATATACAAAGATGATAAAAAAGGTACTTGGTTTGTTGTACTTAGATACAATGATTTTACAGGCAAAAAGAGACAAACAACAAAAAGAGGATTTAAAACCAAAAGAGATGCAAAAATTTATGAAAGCAATTTTATACTTAATAAAGCAGAAGATCTAACAATGAATTTTGGTGAATTTTATAAAATATACCATTCTTATATTTCTAAAAGAATAAAACTCAATACATTAAAAACAAAAGAACATATCTTTGAAAAGAAAATACTCCCCTACTTTAAAGATAAAAGAATGTGTGATATTAAGGCAACTGATATTATTCATTGGCAAAATGCAATGATGGAATTAGAAACAGATAAAAATACAAATTTTTCTCAAGATTATTTAAAAACACTTCATAATCAACTGAGTGCTATATTTAATTACGCAGTTAGGTTTTATGATTTAAAAAAGAATCCAGCTCGACAAGTTGGAAATATGGGAAGAGAAGAAAAAAAAGAAATGCAATTTTGGACAAAAGAAGAATTTTTAAAATTTTCTTATGCAATCATGGATAAGGAAGAAGTTTATCACGCTTTTCAAATTCTTTATTGGTGTGGTATTCGACTTGGAGAGTTACTAGCATTAACACGCGGTGACTTTGATTTGGAGAAATCAACTTTACGAATTAATAAATCTTATCAAAGAATTGATCGTCATGATGTCATTACTGATCCAAAAACTAGTAAAAGTAATCGTATTGTTCAAATGCCTTCTTTTTTAAATGAAGAAATGAAGGATTATTTTACAAGATTATATAACTTAGAAGAAAATCAAAGAATATTTACAATCAGTAAATCAATGTTGCATCATGAAATGGATAGAGGTTGTAAGATTTCAGGTGTGAAACGTATTCGTATCCATGATTTACGGCATTCTCATGTTTCACTTTTAATCAATATGGGATTTGATGCTGTAGATATTGCTAATCGTGTTGGTCATGAAAGTGTTAAAATCACATATCGTTATGCACATATGTTTCCTACACGAGATACTGAAATTGCTGATAAACTAAACGAAATAAGGAGCTAAATAGATGAGCAAAAAAAATATAAAAATGAATGAAAAAAATTGTATTTGGAAAGATGAAGAGTATTTAATGTTTATAAACGCAATTGACCCAAACATAGAAGAATGTCTATTATTTGAATTATTATACATTGGAGATTTAAGAGTTGGAGAAGTTTTAGCTCTAACTCCTATGGATTTTAATTTTAAAGAAAACACACTTACTATTAATAAATCATTGACATATATCAATGACAAAGCAGTCAGCACATCAACTAAACAATTAAATGATAACAGAACAATTCGATTGCCAAATAAATTATTAAATGAGATGGAAAATTTTATAAATAACAATCAAATTAAAAATACCAATAATGTGTTTAGTACAAGTCGTTATAAATTAAGCAGAATACTAGATGATAAATGCAAAAAGATTAATCTTCCACAAAAATCACTTTTCACTTTTAGAAAAACATATAAAGGAAAGCAAGAAGAGAACAAAATCTCTAGCTTTGCAATACAGTATTAAAAATGATCAGAAAAAATTATGACAATAAAAGAAGATTAAGAAATAAAGTCGTTGCATTTAGAATGTCAGAAGAAGAAAATGAATTATTAAATAGAAAAGTAGCTTTGTCAGGTAAAACAAAGCAAGATTACATAATCGGTTCTATCCTTGAAAAAGAAATAACAGTACAAGGTAACCCTTATGTGTTTAGGAGTTTAAAAGACGAACTGGTTCGTTTTGTAAATATTTATGGTACTCCTATCCAAGATGATGATGAAGAAATGATGATTTGGATTTTAGAAATGATACTTGCAATGAGAACGAAAGAAAAAAGTAAAGTGTTACCACTCAACAAATAAGCATAAATACCCATTTATTTGATAGCCACTTTAGAACGCTAGATACTTGTAAGCCACATAAAAGCCAAATGGGTAAAAAAACAGACTTGTAAGCCACTTGAAATTTTAATGAGTAATTCTCTAAAATTATGAAAAAAATGAAGAATTTTTACGAATTTCCAGTAAAATTTGCCAGTTTTTCGTAAATTTTACTCAAAAAAGTGAAAACGAGCGAAAATTGAATTTTATGAAATGTTTTCAAAACGTTTTCAGCAATAAAAAAGTGCCCATAGAATGGGCATTTTTCATTGTTTGGATTATTCGAATTCTATCATTTAGTGATAATCCTTAATAAAAAATACTGTTAAATTGCCAATTTATACACATTTTTTATACAATTTTATCAATAAATATAATCAATATTTTATATTTGGGAGTAAAATAGGAGTAAAAAAACCTACCCATATTAACGGGTAGGTCTTTTTGTTTAGTTAATAAAATAAAGTGGTAGATTTTTTGAAGAATAGATAATATTACATTTTTGCTTTTTCTATTAACTAATACAATGAATGTGCATATATATTATACAACAAATTAAACTTTTCTTAAATAGTCTCCTGATAGCCAACCACTAGGCGTTCTTGCCCATCCATTTTTCCATTCATAAACAGTTACTCGTGTTCCTCTTTCAAGGCATCCATCTTTGTCTTTATCATGTTTTTTACCATCAGCTGTTAATTCATCATGTCTTTTTCTACGATAATTAGTACCAGGACCAGTTCTAACTGATAGATCACTAGCTGTAACTTCATATGTTCCTGTTGCTTTCCCACTTGTAGATGGTTTAGCTGCAGGAGTTGGTGATGGTGTAGGTGTTGGAGCAACAGTTCCATTTACAATTTCATTAAAAGGAAAGTTTGTTCCTGGACAATTAGTAGAACATACATCTTTATGTTTTTGGACTTTAGAAATACCATACTTATTTTTTAAATAAGCTACTAATTCTCTACCAGCATTGATTTGAGTTTGATTCATTGTTTCTGTCATGTATGAACCTTCAAAACAAATACCAATAGAATCACTATTAGAACCTTTAGCATGACTTCCAACAACACCTTCAGGTCTTCCTCTATAAATAGATCCATCTTTTCTAACAAAGAAATGATATCCAATTCCCGCCCAGCCATTTGCTAAATGCCAGCTATGAATATCATCTGCAGTACATGATTTTGATTCAGCATGATGAAGAATAATTCTATTAGTAGATTTTCTATTTGATAATTTTCCATTCCATTTGTAAGTTTTTTCAATAATATTCATTTTTATTTCCTCCTATAAATCAATATTTTCCATAATCGCTCTAGCTTCTAAAACAGCAATATAATCTTTCATAGCTTTTAATTGTAAATCATATGTGCTTCTAGGACATGTTGGTTTAAAAGATAAACAACCTTTGTCCCAATTTTCAATCATTCCATTTAAGCCATTGTATCTAATAATAAGTTGCTCATATTCGGCTTTAAATCTCTCTTTGTAATCATTACTAATCATGCCGATAGCTGTTTGAGATAATGCATTTGCATAATATTCTCTATACGATTCATCAAATGGCTTTTTAGGAGACCAACTTTCATAATCATTAGAATATTTAACTAAATATCCTTCATCATTAGGATCTTCATCTTTTGGAATAGTCCATCCACGATATTTGTTATAATCTCCTCTTGTCATTGGTTTTGCTTCAATTAATTTAACTCCAACATATTGTTTCATTTTTATAATCTCCTTTGTTCACTAATTCCGTTTTTCTACCATTCTAATACCGTTTAACAACCATTTTTTGCAATTTTTGGTTGTTATTCAATAAAAGAGAGCTATTCACTCTCTTTCTCTAATTCCTCTTTGATTTCATCAATTCTTTTCCATATTGCTTTAGTTTCACGCTCTTGAAGCGCCATACGTTCAACTACGTTATTGTGCTTTTCAACTTTTTTAGTCAGCTCATCAATACGATAATTCATTAATGTATTAGCTTTATTGTTTGAAAACATTGTAGTGATTACACTAGGCACAGCTACACATAGACCAGAAATCAAAGCAACTGCAACTGCTTCTGTCATATGATTTCACTCCTAACCTTCATCTACAATTTCTTCCAACTCTGGAAGTCCTGCAACGCTTGTTAGAATAGAAACCACACCCGATAGACAACTTGCACTGATGATCATTGCCCAGTTGACTTCATTCATCACTGTAGACGTTCCAATTAACGCAACTGCTGTTTGAGCTACTGTTTTGATTGCTCTAATACCTGCAGCTTTCAACCATTGATTAAAATCATATTTTTTTACTTTCAATTTAATCACCCTTTCCAGACAATTTTATGTCTTTTAGTTTTTTGTATAACGAATAATTGCTTTAAATTTATAATTTGCCCAGCTATAGTTGTTAGCAAAACGAATGTTATCTACATTCAAAACGAAATACGTCGCATAGAATGTTCCGTTATTACCATTTGCATAATAAACAACTGGGAATCTATAGAAATCTTCTCCGTTTGTACATGTGACTTCATAATCAATGAATTCACCCAAATTACTGATTGAATGATTGATTGTACTTACACCAACATTTAAACCAGTCCATGTAATGATTTTTTCATAAATCTTTTTCCCATCAATCCAGTATTTTCCAGTCCAGTGCTCATCAGTTGACATTTGTAAATTAAGCAATTCATTTCCATTTTTATCAACAAGTTTTGGCATAGTTATTGTCACCACCAATCTTTATTTATATTTTTAATAACTAAAAAAGAGCAGAAATCAATCTACTCCTTGTAATATATTGCATCTTCTAATGCACTTTCTAATTCACTGACTGTCTTTTCAAGCTGTCCAACTCGCATCTGCAATGATGTTAATTGTGACTTCAAAGCAAACGTATCTTTTAACTTTGTCATAAAAGTTTTCAAAATATCACTTGTTAGAAACTTAGTGCTATTAGCTGAAACAGTTGTTGAAGATGCATGTTCACTTACGTTTGAAAACAAAACTCTTTTAAAGAAATCTTTCATATATAAGACCTCCTAGTTGATTATGCTCCAAATACTTCAGTCCACATTGTATTTAGTTCAGTATCAGTCATAACTACTAATTTAGCATCGATAGCTGAAGTTACTTGTGCTGCGGTTTGATATCCTGAATCATTTGTTAATGATGATACTTTTGTTGGAATATCAGTCTTTTTAGCATAAGAACTTAGATCCATTTCTCTTGAACCTAATTTTTCAAATTTAGAATTGATATAGATATATTCATCATAGATGTTGCTTCCTGTGCCACTATTTGCAACTAAATAAATAACTCCTTTTTTACCAGTTGAAGGCAATTGTTCAACGACTGAATAATCAATTTGAGTTACCCCTGAAACTGCTGAAGCAATTTCTTTTGTTACATCAGCTGATTTAGCATAAGCTGTTAGATCAACATTTACCGCTTTTGATGAATCAATAGTTAAAGCTGTACCATTTACTTTTACGCTTTCAATTTTATTTACTTGTGCACCAGTAGCAACACCATCTAATTTAGTTTTTTCTACTGTTGTATAATCATTTGTAGATAATCCTTTTCCAGATTCTTGTGCTACAAATTTTCCTTCGCCCCATGCTTTAATCTTTCCTAGGGCTGTTTTTAAAATTGAATCAGTTACAAAACTCATAATATTTTTTTCCTCTTTCTTTCTATAAATTTATTTAATTAAAAATTTCATTCCATATGTTTTCCAAGTCTTTATCTTGCATAATATCAAACTTGTCATCTAAATCAATTGACTTTAAATAACCGTCAACCTCACTACGAACAATCTTTATCCATTCTGTACGTTCTTCTGGAAGAATATCATTGCCATTTCCTATCGTAGATTTAACAATAAAAGATACGACACCAAGATGTACTTCCTTTAATTCACTAACTAACAGAAAAGATAAATTCAATAATCCATCTTTTTGAAATGCATCTTTATTTAATGAAAACACTCCATTTTCATCAATTTCCAACAACTGAGTTTTTTCAAAATAATTTGTTCTATAAAAACCTATAACACTAAAATTATCATAGGTTTCATCCTTGATGAATTGCATTTGGATGTTTCCACTATATTGATATGGAATATCACTAGTACTGCTAGATATAGTCAATCCTTTTTGAATAATTTCAGCAACAATCAAAATCATCACCTCTATTCTTTATAAATAACCATTTTGTCAATAAGTTCTTGCAAATTAGGAATGATATCAAATTGACTTTTAACACTTTTAATACTTATCCCATCAATTTCTACAAGATATAAAGGCATCTCACTAACTGTACCTCCATTGAACGTATCACTATCTGTATACTGTGGAACAGTTTCACCCTCTCCACTAATAACCTTTATTTCATGCTTTTCATTGACACCATCTGTTTCAAAATGAGATACGATTAGATCATATCTTTTTTGACCAACAACACCATTTTCTAATTTTATTTCTTCATAAGAACCTGGTGCAATCCTATAAAATCTTCCTTGATTAATAAACAAGCCATCATAGATTTTTAAAAGATTATTGTTTATGATTTCACACTTCAACTGTTGGCCACATTTAAAAACACCATTGTACCCAAACAAACAATGGTGTATGTAAGCATCAATACTTGCTGTAACATTTGACTCATTCAATGTTATATTTTCTAGCACATCTAATCACCTACCTTATATTCAAATTTGCAATGCGAAATAATACCAGATATAGTTACCTTTAAAACTTTTTTTGTAATTTGTTCTTTAAATTCTATTCCCGTTATTTCTTCTTTGGAACCAACATAATCAAACAAAGAAGCTTCATCCGTTGTAAAGTTAATGTTAAGATTATCCGTGCCATTCGCTTTTTCCGTCGCTTCAATAGAACTTTCTATTAATTTTGATTCATCTTCTTCGTTTGAATTATCATAAAGATATGTTTTCCTTTTCAATCCTGCATACTTTGCATTTTCACTTGTATTCCATGTTCCATCATCTTGCAAAAATAAATTGACTCTTATTCTTTCGGTCAATTCACCCTTTCCAAGTGCAACGATATGGTTATACTTGCTTATTGCTTTTTCAGAGATCATGGAAATGCCATAAGAATTGTCATATCTTAATAATTCTGATAAATCAACAATGGGAACAGCTTGTAAATGCACCTTTTTATCATAAAACGTAATTTCTAGTTTTGAAGGGATATCCGCCTTAAGTAACATTTTTTCAAGTGCATCTAATAAATTCAAATCCCTTATTTGATAATTAACACCAATATCACTTAATCCTACATTGTCGACAACAAAAAGATCATTAAATTTTCCATGAATAAGATTATCAATGACCTGATTGGCTTCTCCATTTGCGACATAATAGGCTTGTCCATCAGGGGGCTGAACATATTCTTTTTCAAGAAGTCCTCTAAATGTCTTGCCTTTAAATGTAATTGAGTTTTTAGAAGTATCTACTTTTTTACCATCTAAGATTCCACCAAATTCACATTCTTGACAATAAAAAAGAGAACCTTTATCAAATTCTCTGTTCCATGATCCTATTGAGATAGACATTTGATAATCATTTGATGCGACGTCATACTTCCCAATCTCAAAATCAATTGATGAATTTTTTAATACACCCAGTTCTTCATATTTGTCATTTGTATATATGAATTTCATTAAAGCCACCTCGGTTCTGTTCTCTTATCAAGAATAATCAATTCGGCTTTAAAAGTTCCATCCCATCCTACAACATTTGAACCACTAGGTATTTTTGTAAAAAAATCGCTTCTAGACATATCTCTATAATTAAAGAGATTTCTTTTTTCACCATAAACTGAAACACCAAAAATAGTATTATTAGTAGAATTTATTTCTAAATACTCACCAGCCATCAATGATGTGTTAACTTGATATAAAATATTGCCTACTTTTATATATGGATTCGCACATGGTCCATAAAATCTCATGATAAAATCAGCATCAGCTAATGAATCATTGATAGCTTGAACAGCACCCTTTTGATTGGAATATAAAAACGGATATCGATACGTATATTTCTTTATACCTGTCTGATTGCTTTTATCATCATACATAACCAAATTGTATTTCTTCTCTTTGATCCATTCCTGTTTGATACAGAAAATACCAAGTTCTACATTGGTCCTTGTATTAATATTAGCAATGCTAGTGTTTGATGAAACAATATAGCATTTAATATAATAATCTCCAAAGTACAAAGTTCCTGGTGTTTCATTAATACAATCAAGTTCAAATATGTCGCACATTTTATCCAATGTTTCTTTTCTTTCTTTTAGACTTCCTCTCAATGTTAAAGTAATTGTATAAGTATAATTACCTATACTTAAACTAACACTGTCATTTTCAATTGTAGTATTCCATTTTCTTTGATGAAGATAGCCACTTGTTGGAAGAATATTTGCATCTACAAAGTCAACACTATAATTTTGAGAATTTATATATCTTACTCTCATGAAAATACAACCCCCAAACTTTTCAACATACGAATGAAATCTCTATCACTAAAATCATTACCTGTATCACCTTTATCAGCAATTACCTTCAATAATTTAATAATGATTTCTAATAGATAATTTACATCATTATTTGAATTTGATTTATTTTGTTCAGTATCAAAGCCTTCACTTGCTAAATCCAATGTTTGTTTTGAAATACCGTTCATTGCATCATATACATCTTTAGCATTTGCTTCAATCCCAACTGCAATACCTTGAGGAAGATATTTACCAACTTCATCAGCCATGACTTTTGAAGGTGAATGAATTCCAAAGAAAGATTTCAATCCATTTAAAACAGCATCTCCAAACCCTTTGATTTTCCCTAAAATCCAATCTTTTACAGAATTAATACCATTCCATAAACCTTTAACAAGGTTAACACCAACATTTGTACTTTCAGAAAAGGAATGTTTAATACCATCAACAATTGCTTTTCCACATTCTTTTATCCAAGAGATCATTCCCTTAATACCATCACCAACATTTTTAATAATATTTTTTCCTAAATTGAGCCATTGAAAAGCCATAAATGCTGAAACAATAGCTTGGATTATTTGAGGAATATTAGCCACAATTGTTGGAATTGCACCAATCAATCCCTGTACTAATTGCCAAATTAACTCTGCACCCTTTTGTAAAATTGTAGGGAAATTATCATTAATGATGTTTGCAAATGTCGTTATGATATTAGGAACATATTCTACAAGTATTGGTATTGCTGAAATGATCCCATCTAACAATCGGCTTAATAAATCAAACCCCATAGAAATCATCTCAGGTGCTTTTTGTGCAAGATTTGTTCCTATATCCTGTACAAACTGTAATATTTGAGGAAGTACAACAGGAACGTTTTGTACAAAGCCTGTTACCAAACTATTCAAAAGATCATAACCTTTTTGAAATAGAATAGGTGTTGCTGATATCAATGCAGTAGCAAATCCCTGAACAATGTTTAATGCCATTGGGACAGCATTATCAAAAAGAAATGTAGAAGCTGTAGTAATCAAATTGGATAAGGTACCTGTAACATCCCCTCCAATAGCTACATTTCCTAAAAAATCTTGTGCTGCAGCTTTCATTGAACCAAATGAACCACTAAACGTAGTAGCTGCTTCTTTGGCGGTTGTTCCTGTAATGTCTAAGTTATCTTGTATAACTCCTATAGCTGTATAAACATCCGCTAAATTACTAATATCATACTTTTGACCACTCAACTTTTGAGCATCTTTAAGAAGTCGTTGCATTTCTTCTTTTGTTCCACCGTATCCAAGCTTCAAGTTGTCAAGCATGGTATAGTTTTGCTTTGCAAAACCCTGATATGCATTTTGAATATCTTGTATATTGGTACCAAATTTATTGGAGTTATCAGACATATCCTGCATAGCTCGGTTAGCTATGTCGGCTGCCTTGCTTGTATCGCCCTTTAAACTTGAAATCAAAGACGCTGAAAAGGAAGTAACATTTTCCATATAAGCATTTGCACTGACACCTGATGTCTTATAGGCTTCTTTTGCATAAGCTTTCATTTTATCGGCATTTTCCTTATACAACGTTTCAATCCCACCTAAAGATTGCTCTAAAGCACCACCTTCGGTAAAAGCCTGAGATACAACTTTTCCAATTCCAGCAGCAACAATAATATTCTTTATTTTTGAAGCAATTGAATTTCCCGCTTTTTCTCCTGCTTCTTCAAGATCTTTCCCCATAACCTGTTCAATCATGCCCTTCATTCCTTCAGCAGAGGGAACAATTTGAACATATGCTTTTGCTAAATTGGTTGCCATATTATCCTCCTTCCCTTATAATCTCTAATCTTGCTTTTTCATATTCTTCAACAGTTTGAAAACCATCATTGACAGTATTTTCTTCTCCATTGTTTAAAATAAGTGATACTATCGATTTAGGAGGATTGATGCCTTTTGCACCATCTTCTGTTTTCATCCAAATCAATCTTGTCAATTCATCTGAAATCATTGATAAAAGCAATTCCCCAAAAGGAACCTTTTGATTGCTCAACTTCATTTTTATTCTTGAATTTTCCCTCAAACCAACTGAAAAAGTCGCAACCATATATGCTGGAAGCGACTTATAATCATATATTTGATAAGTTTCTGCTAAATCACAAATTAAAGCATCCTCATCAGTTTTTATCATGTTGGCGAGGATCACTAGTTTTTTACTTTTTTATTTGAATTAAAAATGTCCATGATGTTTTCTTGCATTTTGCTTGTAAGAACTCTACCTGTTTTTTTATCTCTGCAGAATTTTTTTAATCTTTCATATTGGGCATTTCCTAAAAGCTTTTTAGCAAAAGGAACAACACTTAAATATTCATCATTGTTCATTTCACTTAAAATTTCAATAAGTTCCCAATCATCACCTACTGCATCATCTACAGAATAATGAAATCCTTGTTTTGTAATACCAGTTATCTTCATCTAGATTACTCTCCTTCTTTTTTCTTGATCATATAATCATAATGGGATGTTTCTGTTTCATCAGGAACTCCTGAAAAAGTTATTTCATAACCAATAGCATCACTATCAGAATATTTAATTTCACCAATTTCAGTAATCCCAGCACATGGAATAACAAGCCTTTTTAAAATTTTTCCTTTTAGAATCATATCAATGACCCATGAAAACTGTTCAGGTTCCTCATTTTTAGCTTTGATTGTTAATCCAGTATCTAAATCTCCAGTAACATTGCTGGATCCATAAACTGTCTTCAATACATTTACGTTCAATGATTCAATCAACTTTAATTTAAATGTATCCTCTTTTCCAGAAAATAAATTTAAAACAACAGCTCCACCCCATGCTTTTTGAGTATCTGTTTCAGGTGAGTTATTGTTTGAAACTCCATCATCTGAACAATATCCTAATGAATTGAATTTAGTATCCAATTCACTTTTTGCATCTTCTGGTAGTTTTGTACCTAAGGGTGCAACAAATACTGAACCACCTATTTTAGGTTTAGCTGCACTTACATTTTTTGCGTCCATCTGTATCTACTCCTTTCTAAAAATATCCAATATCAAACAAAGCCTGATATCGATATTTCTTTATTGTTGTATCTGTATAATCATAATCACTATTGAGATGTAATGATGTGATCTCATCCAACTCAATTAAGTCATACATGACATCTTTTACTTTTTCGTTGAGTAAAGATGCTTTATATTTTGAAGACGAATACGATTGAATAAAAAAAGTGGCCGTGTTTGTAAAATCAAATCTACTACTGCCACTTTTACCAATGAGTACATATTCAACTTCATTAATATTTTCAAATGTCACAGGAACATTCAATTTGTTTTTAAGATAATTAAAAACAATTTCTTCAATCATTTTCATCACCTCAAACTTTTTATTAATGTATTGTTTTTGTAGTTATCTTTTATTGTTTCTATTGTATCTGCTCTAACAGATGCATTTACACGATTAGTTCCAACATGAGAAGATATCTCATACCCTTCACCACCAGCAGCTGTTTTGGTTGCTTCTGCATGTTCTAGGCAAATATCCATCATTTCTTGAGATCTAAGTAATTCCCTTACACCTTTTTTATCAAGTACTATTTTAGCCATATCTTTCTACCATTACTTTCTTATTCCAATCTAAAGGAATATTTTCATCTATTCCTTCAATTGCAAAACCCAATACATGCCACTTTCTTCCTAAAAAAATAACATTGTTATCTTCCCAAGAATTTTGGTCACCTTTAGGAATGGCAAGTGTATAAACTGCTTTTTTACCGGTTAAATTTTGTGAAGTAATAATATCATTGGCTGATGATGGTGAAACAAGAACATTTTCAACTATGATTTCTCGCTCTCGATAAATAGCTTGTCCAAAAGGATCTTCATCAACTTTTATTTTTTGTAATAAAACAACAGGAATACCTTTAATCATTGCCATAAATATTAATTACACCTATTCTTTGTCTACGCAAACCTAGTCTGGCAAGCTCACTTTTTTTAATGAACAATCCTCCTCCAGGTACCAAAAAAGTACCTGATACAGAGTATCCAAGAGCTGATTGTGACATCTGTTCCATAGGTTCGCTGTTGGTTGAGGTCATCAAGTTACGAGCAATAATATCAACACATACACTTTTAACTACATTTTCATATACATCTCCATTTTCTATCATTTGGTCAAGATTTTTCCCAACTTTTTTTGCTTCTTGTCTCAAGCAATCTGAAACAACAGTTAATAAAATTGTTGCCTTTTTTGTTTCAGCTACTGTTAAATCTCTAAACAGCAAAGTAACATCATCTATTGTTACAAATGGTATCATTACTCATCAGCTCCACCATCTTTAGGTGGTACATCTTTATTAGCATTCTTTTTAGGTTCTTTTTTCTTTTTTTCTTCAATTTCCCAATCACCACCACTAATAATCAAATCAGTAGTGATGGTTGCACCTGTTTTTTTATTCCTATATGTTGCCATTATGCTTTTACCACCCTTGTAAATGAATTAGCATCTAGGATTCCCCATCCCATAAAGACTTCCGCACGAATATACACTTGATTATATCCTTGTAAGTCTCTTCCTGAATTGTCAGGATCACCAAATTCAATAATTTTTAATGGAATATCTTTTGAATATCCCCATTTGAACATATTAGCGAAGTCACCTACAATTGCTTGGTCTTTTGTTTCTGAACCAAATGATACTGTATTATTTGTGTCTAATGCTTGAGAACCTAATGTTGATGGTTTACCACCAAAACGGAATTCAGGATACAATGGATCTCCTGTCGTAGATTTCATTTTTGATAGATCACTACGTACTGCAGAGTTGATTACAATACCTGTTACTTCACAATCGGCATCCTCAACTGTTGCAATTGCTGTATCTAAGCAATCATCAGGATTATCATTTGCATAAGTAACGGTTTGTGTAACTTTACTATCAAAGTTATTTTCTCCTACTACTGCAGATTTTTCGCCAGTTCTAGGATTTAAACCATGGAATGCAGCGATATCTAAACCTCTAGCAACTTTTTTAGCAAATCCTTCATTAAATTCTTTTAAAATATCTAATTGTTCTTCTTCACTGGCAAACATAAATTCATTAGAAACACGAGCACCATATTCAAATTTGATTGGAACAATAATTACTGGATCCATTGAAGCTCCGCCTTCACTTTTCTTACCATTTTCAGCAACGATATCTACTTCATTATCCATAGAAAAAGTAAATTCTTTTGAACCATTAAATGGAATTGGTGTTTGCGCTGATAAAACAGCTAAACTTGATTTTCCCTTTACTTTGTTGATTAGATCCTTTGTTAATACAGGATCAAATAAATTTCCTTTGCTTAATACTGCCATTATCTTAATCTCCTTGTCTTAAATTTTTTAATAATTTCTTTAAAGCAACATTTCTTGCTTGTTCTTCATTAGCAACTGTTTGTTCACCTGTTGCTAAAGGTGGTTCTTTTTGAAAAAAGCCAGCAAATGATTCAGCATCCTTACGAATATCTTCCTCAGTAGAACCTTTTAAACGTGAAGCGACAGCTGAAGGCAATCCCATTTCATTTGCAATTCTCGTTTTTACTGAGTCGGACTCATATTTTGCAATTTTCCCTTCATATTCTTTTTTCATGGTTGCTAGGTCATCTGGTGAAGTATAACCTTCATATTTTTTACTGATTTCTTTTTCATAATCGGCTTTTAATTCTGCTAATTTGTCAGGACTTACAAATCCTTCATATTTTTTGTTTTCTCTAGCCAATCTTTCTTTGATAGCTGTATCAAATTCTTCTTGTGTTTTAATTTCTTTAAATTCACTCATTTGTATTTCTCCTATTTACCGTTAGTAACGTAATTTGCATAAAAAAAACGAACTTTCGTTCGCTTAACAACTTATTTTTTGTTTTTTCTTAACCCCTTTGTATGTTGCACATGCCCAATGGGCTAAGATTACACTATCAAGCAATGCTATTTCATGTTCTTCCATCATTGCTTTAAATCCAAAACCGCCATTTGTACCAATCGCCCTTCTTTTACAGTTGGTTACAATTTGTTTTAAAGATGGCTGGTCATTATGACATATGTTTTTTGAAGATGTAACTGCCTGTTCAAACATATTGTTTGCTACAACCACATCCGATACCTTAGGAAGTACAGGTTTCAGCTTTATTCCGTAGTCCTTGATTTCATCACTCAATATCTGTTGAGAGCCACTTCCATCAATAACAACTTTTTCTATGTCCGCTTCTTTTAGAAATGAAATAATCCATGTATTGCCATTTCTAACACTTTGACAATCAATCGATTCAACAAAAATCTTTTCATCTACCTTTGTAGCAATCGACATGGCAACATGTTTCCCATCTACTCCATATTTGATACCCACAAAAAGCTTATTTTGAAAATTGGGAACTGTTACAACTTTGAGATTTTCCCATTCCTTTTTCGAAAATTCACTGCCTTGTGAATAGGATAGCCAATGTCCTAACCTTTGAATATTGAAATCAACATCATCTGATGTAATTTCATTTTCAATTACACGTTCTGTCAATCCTTGTCCTAAGGACGGGTTAGTTTCATACCAGACATCTCTATCATATGGATCATGCATATGCTCAATAGACCATTCGGCCCAGCCTGTATTCTTGCTTTTCCCTTCTAGAACCTTATCTCTCATTTTTTGAAATACTGTCCCATGAGAAATTGCAGTTGGTGGTGTTCCTAACATAATGGTTTGAGGATTGGAACTTGCTGAAATAACATACTTTAGCGCACTTTCTTGATCAATCGTGTATTCCTGTGCTTCATCAATAACCAGCACGTCATATCCTTCACCTAAACCGCCTGTATTAGAACGAGTTCTAAAATTAACAAGATGATCTAATTTATAGGCTTTTCCTTTTTCGTTCAATAAACGAATATTTTCCGAACCTTTTGCCTTGACTGACGTATATTCTATTTCCGCCTGATCAAGCAGTGCACATATTGTTTCAAAAACTGAATGTGCTGTAGAAATCATGTGAGCCGTATAGAGTATCTTTTCACCATGAGTTATTCCCCACATGATTCTCATAATAACATCTTCAGTTTTCCCATTTCTTCGAGGCAAGCTATAACAAAAAAGGGAATGAACCCACATTTCCTCTTTATCGATTGCTAATATGTCATAAATCAATAGTTCCTGCCACTCTCTAGCAGTTCTACCGGTTTTGTTGTAAATTTCTACCGCTTCCTTCCCTTTTGTTTCAATATAAGGAAGCACTAACGAAGTTGTAGGAGTTTGTCTTCCAATCCTTTTTTCAGACATTCCTTTTACCTCCTACTTCATATTCGCTTTTTTTGGTGGTGGTCGATACTCTTCACTGACTGAATAACAATAGTTACAGTTAGGTATATAGCACTCAAAAGTGATTTTTTTCATTTTTTGATGCTTTTTCTTATCGTAATATGGTTGAATATCACTTACAAAGCATACATGTCTATGCGGTCTTAATCCTTGTGCCATAAACTTCCTCCTTTCTTCTAAAATCCGTATAAAAAAAGCGAGCCTTTTGAACTCGCTAATATTCATATTTAATTGTTATAATCCAACGGCATTGATAACTGACCGTTGTATTCTTTGATTTTTAAACTTGTATTGACTTCAGGAGACCATGATTTCAAATAATTTTTAGCATTTTCATAATCGGTCTTTAGTGTATCTCGATATGAGCCTAATTTAAAATACTTTTTATAGTCTCTCCAGATGCTACTGAAAAGCTTTCTGCTCATTAATTGGTAAGCTCTTGAATCAATACCGCCTAGTGCACTAATTACAGTTGTTTTAGCAATTCTTTCAAGCGTATATTGTTGTGAGCTGTCAATCGTTGTTGATTTTTCTAAATCAGATACCTTTTCTTCAAGAACATCAACTCTTTGAGCTGTTT